TCCATCTCTCTCTTTCTAGTTCTTCTTCAGTCATATCGAATCAAGGATCTAACTGGAACATTAGGAATATTATCTCTACCATTTAATTCATTTAACTCTATTATAAACCCACAACCTATTAATTGACCACCTGCTTTTTCTATTAACTTTGCTGATGCATTTACTGTTCCACCAGTAGCAAGTAAATCATCAATCAATAAAACTCTAGGATTTCCTTGAAGAGCATCTGATTGAATCTCTAACCTATCTTTACCATACTCTAAAGTATAATCTACACCTATCACATCACCAGGCAATTTTCCCTTTTTTCTGATAGGAACAAATCCAGTCTTTTGTTGCGTTGCTAAAGCACTCCCAACAATAAATCCTCTAGACTCAATTCCCACAATAATATCAGGAGTAATCTCTTCACAGAAAAAACCTAATTGTGTTATGACTCTACTCCAACCTTCAGGACTTTTTAAAAGAGGTGATATGTCTCTGAAGAGGATTCCTTTTTTAGGAAAGTCTGGAATGTCTTTAATGTAATTAGTTAAATTCATAATAATGCAAGTTCAAGTGGGGTTTGTGGGACAATAGAATAATTGGTAACCAACAATTCAGTTTTAATGTTTTCGTTGGTTCCCTTATCTCCACGATGAGCCATGGAGTATCTAAGTTTCCATTCTTTAAGATTGTAATTCTTATACAACTCCATCAGTCTATCATTAACATTGTATGTAATCATAAACTTGTGGACACAATTATAAACGTCATCCGCGAACCTATCATGGTCAAATGATTTATGCATTTCTCTATTCTTTCCATATAGAAAATCCTTAATATCATAAGGAGGATCTAGAAATATAAATATATCTCCTGACCCATGTGCTTTCATCACTTCTGAATAATCAATATTAGTAATCTTCCAGTCCTTAATTAACTTAGAAAACTGTGCAAGTTTTTCTGCACCTACAAGTGAAAAATTAGAATTAGATGCAGTCTGTGAAAATGTGCTGTTCTCTGTTAAACCAGAAAAACTACACTTATTCATTATGAAAAATGCTACTGCTTTCTCAAAGTCATCATAGGTATCAATCTCTTCTTTATACTTATTAAACAGTTCTTTAGCTTTTGCAGTTACTTTATCCTTATCACCTGCGTCTAACGTCCTCTGCTTCTCTTCTCGCACCCTCTCAGAGAGTTCTTCACCCCTATCCCTTAACTGCACCCAGAAATTATATAAAGGCACATAAAGATCATTAATCCAAACTGGAATGTCTGGATACAATTTTGTAATTTGAATAGCAATAGATCCACCACCAATAAATGGTTCTCTATATTCTGATATGGTTTGAGGAAACCAAGGAGTTAATGTCTTAATTGCTTTTGACTTACCACCAGGGTAACGTAAAGGTGTTTTAAGAGCCTTCATCATCATGTTTATGATTCAATTTACCAGACATTTCATATGCACCTTTGTTTCCACCATGTCCATGTGCAATGCCTAGTTCATGCATCTTAGCATGTTCGTCAATAGGGTCACGTAAATCTACTTTACCTGGTCCTATAGTAAGGTATAATCCATACCCCATAATAAAGAATAATAATCCAACTATAATAAAAACTAAAATCATTAGTAAAACCTCTCATTGTTAAATGGTGTTCCAACTTCCACTTCGATAGCATCAAATATTCTAAGTAATGCTCGTGCATATTCTCTGTATCCTGCACCAACATATAGTTGTCCAGCCACTACAGAAAATGTAGCAATACCCCAAAATAGATAATAGAATCTAGATTTAACTTGATTTCTTACTTTTTCTTTTGTGATCATTTTAAAATCTCCTTAATACCATAGTAAACAAAAAAGGCTGATCCCACTCCACTGATCATTAGAATTATTCCTAAAAAACCAAAACAATCTAATTTAAATGGAGCATACTTTTTCCTTTTCACTTAAATTCACATTCTACCATAATCTCTGTCAAACATGCAAGTAGATTTATTTCTTGGTCTGCGACAAATGCGATTTGGTACTGATATTTCGCAATAATAAGAACGGCAGCAGGAATAGTGCTAGGGACAAGGGATTCGTTAAGACTATCGTAAATGCGACGCAATAATACAGAAGAATCATTGTCCAAATTATTGACACACCATTTACGTACTTCCGAAAAGTTCTTTTCTTTGAGGTTTTTAATGAGATCATTAACCTTTACGTCACTAAAATGTGCAAGTATACCACTATCTATTTTACCACCAACTGAGTATCTTTGACACTCATTCAAAACTCTTCTCCAATCAGGAAAATGTTTATTAATAAGTTCTGCAAGGACTTTCTTATTAGTTGCAATCTTTTCTTGTTCTAAGATGGATAAGAGTCTTCCGAAGAATGCTGCTGCGATTTCTTGCTTATGCTTTCCCTGAATACCAAACTCAACCACAGCACATCTCGAATGCAAGGGTTCAATGATTTTATTTTTGTAGTTGCAAGTGAAAATGAATCTACAGTTTTTGGAGAACTCCTCAATAGACGCTCTAAGGAGGAGTTGTACGTCGGGAGTGGTATTGTCTGCTTCATCGATGATGATGACTTTATGCTTTGCCTCAGACGAGAGAGAGACCGTTGATGCGAAGTTCTTCGCATTGTTCCTAACAGTGTCAAGAAAACGTCCTTCATCCGATCCGTTAATGACATAAACATCAACTCCAAGTTCTGCACACAATGCCTTTGCTACTGTAGTCTTACCACATCCTGCAGGACCAGAAAGAAGTAAGTTAGGCACTTCACCCTTATTTAGAAAATCTCTAAAGGTTTTCTTAATATTTTCTGGGAGAATGCACTCTTCAATAGTTTTGGGTCTGTATTTTTCAACCCACAAAAATTCATCATGCATTATTCAAATGTAGAATCTGGTTCTAGTGCAATATAATAAGTTAAATCTTGATTTTTACATGTAAATCTGGATATAAGACTCTGAGAAACAACTACATCATAATTACCAGGTAGAATTTTAATATTCTCTACTTTAAAGTTAAATGAGAATGTTCCATCTGTTTCTCCTACAACAATAGAAAAATCATTTGATGTTTCATTCTTCTTATCACGAACAAGAACCTTAACAACACCTTCTCCACCAACTACAGATAAATCAGAGAGTTGGTAGATTGCTGCTGCCTTAAGCAACTTATCCAATTGATCAGTACTCAACTCAAAACTAACAGTCTCATCAGGAAGAGTCATATCCTTCTCAGGAGGAGTCACAATTACTTGAGGATCAGCAAAGAAATACTTAGAACGAGATCTACCTTCTCTAATGATAACATAACTATCATCTTGGAAATCAAGTTCTGGATTATGGTGTAAACTTAATCCATTAAGGAACTGTCCTAAATCATATATACCAAAATCTTTAGGTAATTCTTCTTCTATTGTTGCTTCAGCAAGAATATTCTTCATCACACTTATGGTGCGAAGTTTTGTTCCTTTCTTAAAAAGAATAGACTGATTAATAGTCGAAAAGTTTTTAAGAAGTGAAAGAGTTTTGTCAGAAAGTTTCATAACCACGGGTCGGAGTTTCATTTAATTGCCCACTAAAATGATAGAGTAGGAGCGAATAGTGTAGTGCTTTTAGTATATCACGTTTTGCTTGTCCTTTCTTGTCGTATCGACTTAAATACTTGATTGCGTTAGACCTACAAAATGCCTCTGCATCTCCTACTGACTCAATAAGATCAAGTGTCTGTACATTATTATTTTCAGAAGTATAGTGTCCACCATAAGTGGTAGAAATATAATCCTGAAGAGCTTTGATGGACTCATCTTCTTTGTATTTTCTAGGATTATCTAATTCTATACCAGGTGTTGGTGTAGAAATATGATGTGCTATTGCATCATCATTATCAGAGAGTGTAGTAAATGAAGATGGCATATCATCCACTAGATGATCAAAAGAATCTGCATATACACCACCTGCAACTACAGAATCAGGAGGAATAGTTATGTTAAGTTCATCTGCAAAACTTGCTGCAGTATTATCACCACCCACAACACTCTCTGCTCTTGCCCTATCCACTGGATCGGTAAAAGGGTTTTTTCTGTCAGGGTCATTACGAGTGTAATCATACCATGCATCAGAATGTTCTATATCAGTGCTGATATTAATATCCTGATCGAAATTAATATCAGTTGGAACATTCACAACCCCTTCATCTGCACCCTCTAATTTAATTTCATCAGTCATTGGTTTCTTTTTAATAGGAAAGTTTTCATCAAGTGTTCCATTTAGCACATCATAAGCTAAGCTCCATGCATTAATCATACATCATACCTCCTCTTTTGGCAACTCAAACTCAGCATCCACTTTATCATACAATTCAAGAAATGCTTGCTTAGTCTCATCATCAAAACGATTGATGCATACTTGAAGTGCCTTTGACTTATCCTTAAAGATAGAGAAAGCACGAACTATGTGAACCAATCTACGAGTGCTAATGATCTCTTCGATACCACCATCATAGAATGTTTTACGGATGATGTCACCCCAGTCTACAAGTCTTGCAATGAAGTTTGTATCTGTGACTCCAAGATGAGCCGCAATCCCACCAAGTATTCTTTTCTCAACTTTTACTGGTGGATACTCTTGCTCAAAGGTTACAGGGAATCTTTCAAGGAATGCTTCATTAAGTACATTAGTTCCTATGAATCTACCATCATCAGATCCTTTACCCTTTGTATTTGCAGTTGCAACTACATTGAATCCTACCGCAGGTTGGACAAACCTACCGATTTTTTTGAGGAACAACCCTTTACCTTCAAGTATGGGTTGGAGGCATAAGATTTTGTTACTAGCCAAGTCAATCTCATCGAGTAACAAGATTGCTCCTCGTTCAAGTGCTTCAATGACAGGTCCGTTATGCCAAACAGTTGCCCCATCCACAAGACGGAACCCACCAATAAGATCGTCTTCATCAGTTTCAATAGTAATGTTTACACGTATAAGTTCCCTCTTAAGAGAAGCACATGCTTGCTCTACCCCAAAAGTCTTACCATTTCCAGAGAGGCCAGTAATAAAAGTAGGATAAAATAACTTACTTTGAATAATTTTTTTAAGGTCTGTAAACGGACCGAATTTGACGAATGTATCATCTGTTTCAGGAATTAAATTTTGTTGTACTTGAGGTTCTACAGCAGGAGCACTGAAAGACTTCTCAATATTCTGAACTGCTTTTGTGGTTACTTCAAGATTCCACTTACCACGTCCAACACTAAATTCTTTAATTTTTTTGGTAACGGTTTGATAAGCAATATCATTCATTCTGCAGAATCCTCTCACATCAGCAGCAGTGAATTCGGATCCATAATTGGATTTCAAACCATCAATGATTTCTTCACGAGTCATTTTAATTTCAAAGGTCATAATGTAATTTGTTTTCGATATACTTATAATACATCAAAAAAGGTTCGTATCGACCTATAGTGGACACTTATTTTATTGTCTATACTTCTTTACACTCTCTTCCCATTCCTTCATAGATGATTGTAATTGACCTTCATTATCCTTTGGATCTAATTTATCATATCCTTTCATCTTTTTCCATTGATTATACAATGCACCTAATATCCAACTAGATGAAAGGCTATTAGGTCCGTTTTCAAGTAATTCAAGATGCCTTTTATTACTAGTATAAGCTTTATACTCTTCTCTCCAATTTGAATCATCATAAAGTTTATTTGCCATAGGTAAAAGTCTTTCCTTTAATTTTTGTATCACCTTCTGGTGAGGTTCTACCAGGTTTCATCGTTCCTGCGGTAAATCTTTTAACAGGTTTACCTGCTTTTTTACCGAGTCCACCCTTTCTGGTTGCCGATACTGTAGCAGTTTTTTTGGTTTGTGTCAACACTGCATCCTGACCATATTTCTTACCAAGTGCTTTTACTGCTTTCTTAAACTTTCTTTTACCCTTTTTACCAGAAGTTACTACATGACTTCTCTCTTTAACCTTTGTAGTTTTACCAGTATCATCATCTTTCTCATCCCATCTTCCAGATACCTTAGTAGCACCAGGTAAACCCTTACCCTTTATATCTTTATCTAACTGCTTTGCTCTTGCCTTGTTTTCCTTAGAAGATTTGTCACCACGACTTCCTGAGATGATTGCCATCCCACCCTTATCAGACTTACTTTTTATTCTAGAGAGACTACTCTCTTGCATAAACTCTTTATAGGTCTTCATTTTTTGTGACAGTTTCTTAACTTATTTATCTTCATTCTCTTCTAATACATCTAAAAGGTATTCATACTTTTTAAAAGTAACACCTTTCTGTGATAACAAAATCATTTTTGATACAGTCATTTCTTCACTGTAAAAGATAACTGGTTGTTCTTTACAATCTCCACTCATTATCTTTTCTCCTTTTCTTCTATCACCGCTTTATAATACTTTATCTTTCTCCTCAAAGCGATGACCTCTTTCTTAAGTTCATCCTTCTCTTCTTCTAGTTGTTCGATGTGTTCTTCGTATACAATATACATAATTTTAATTTAAAGAATACCATTATCTAAGATATCTGCCGTTTCGTTAAGTATTTACTCGTTTAATCATCTCTTTATGTTTACACTCCTATCCAATCTGGTTTTCTGGATGGGTCACGTAGATAATTAGATGCAGCCCAAGGTTTGCTCCTAATGTAATTTTTGTAAGCAGTAAAAGTGTCAATGCTTGTGTCATGTTTATACTCATCAGGCATCGCACGAGTAAAGGACTCCACCATACAATAACACGTAATTACCTCACCTGCAAATTTGTGGAATGTTTTCTTTGCTTCAAACAATGCATCAGCACATCCATGAATCTTATCATAACGATGCGAATACTCATCAGATAATGCACAACCATGCTGTATTAACCATGCAGTATTGAATATACTAGCAGCAGCCCATTGAGTGCAAGGATGATTACGGAATGCACCTTTCTGAGTCTTGAAAGGTGTTCCATCTTTCTTCTTAACTAAATCATCACCCCAATCATAATACCAATGTGAGAAGACAATGGAGAGCATTTGACATGTCTCCAATGGCATCTTAACCACATGCTTGTCAGGCAATACTCTTGCTGACCTATGTGGATCCCAATCTGTTACAAAGATGTTCATGCTACTAATTCAATAAATTCACCAAGGACTTTTTTGTTGAGTTTCTTAGTTTTAAG